TTAGAAGCACTNCTACTTATACCGGAAAACGCACCTCCATAATCAGCTAACATCTCGCCTTGTTCCCTTAAAGCTGTGTTAGCTGCACGTGCTGCATCTTTAATTTCGAGCATAGAATCTTTAATAGATTCTGCTCTCTTTATATTTTGGTCGTCTATATTTAAATTATCATCAGCCATAGTACAGTGCTATATACTATAAATAGCTAAGGCCTCTATTATTTAGAAGCCTTAGTAGTGAATGTAGGTCTTTTAATTTTACCGGAGTTTTTAGTTTTTGCTTCTTGAATAGCTTTATCGTTCTCTTCATTTTGCTTTTCATAGTATTCTCTCAACTTATTAAAAGTAAATTTACGAAGCCAAATAGGCATATTATATACTGTAAACCAGTCGTAGCCGCCTTTACCGTAAAATAGTATGTCATGTATTTGCGAAAAAATATATTCTCTATGCTGTAATGTCAGGCCAAAAAAACCCGATCCCTATTGGGATATCTACAGCCTCCTTTCTCCCGTCGTCGTAGTAGACCATGTTAACATCCGGTGAAATGTTAGCATAGTATTCTCGTATAGCTCTTGCATCTTTAGCTAGTAGAAAATTATCTACAAAATTTCTAATATCTTTCTTTTCTCTACTTCCATTAACTGATGTTATCATATGTTTTAATCTTGAAGTAGTTATTGTAGAAGATTCTTTATTAAGTTTTTTATTACCTTGTATTTCTCTATCAATAATCTGCTCATCTTTATGAGTTAAAAGCTTAATAGTAACAGTATTATCAGTGTTAGGCAATTCGAAAGCAAAATCGTTTTGCCTATCCTTAAATATCGAATAGTCAATTTCTTTATTTTCTAATGTACTTAAATCTACAGTCACCTCTTTACCTAAAGTATTAAATGTGTAGTCTTTTCCATAAGATAGTACTCTAGCTGCCATCATAATAGCGTTTTTATCGCCAATGAGAATATCATCATAATTTACATTATCTGTAACTATAAGAGATTTAAGTAGTTTATCAATAACTGTTCCGTTATTAATGTAGTTTTGATTAGTTAAAATATCCTCCTCTTTAGCAGTCATGTATTTCATTTCAATTTGACCACTTGCTAGAGGTGAATCTTCAGGGTAAAGTAATCCTTTTGATGGTAGTTCTACCGTTTCAGTAGGTAGTTTAAATTGTGATTCCATAAATTTTATTAAGTTATAACTTATTCTATATATAAATATACGAAAAATAAACTTTATAGACAACAAAAAACCCGGAATAAATTATTCAATTTTCCAACCTTTCATCATTTTACCTTTATTATCTAATCCTCTTCTAATAAGAGTAGATTGTTTAATTCCACTAAGTTTACTTAACTCTGGGTAGGAAACGGCTGTAAAGGTTCTCCCGTCTTCAAACTCAACTGTATAGGGTCCACCGTACCACTGCTTTCCTCCTTTTAATCTTTCAGATACTTTTTTAGAAAGTTTTTTTCTACCTTCCTCAGTAATATCTGATTTCATACCTTTAAATACCCTAGAGGAGTTATTAGTGTTACCTTTCATTGCTAAAGAAATCTTTTCTTTGTGAGATAAGGTTTTATTAGCTTTCCATAAATCTTGTAATACTCTTCTAGCTTCGCCGTACTGTTCTTTGGTTAGTTTTCTTTTACCGTCATATGATAATCTATGAAATGCCCATAACATTTTTTTACCGTAGGTAGAATGATCTTTCCAAAATTCTGCTAAAAGTCTATGTGCCTCAAAATGTTCTTCCGGTGTTAAAAGAACTGTTGAAGATTTTTTACCGAAACACTTTGGTATAATGTGATGTGCTTCGTAGTAACCATCTTTTTTGTTTCTTTGTTTACCTAATGCCTGTCTAATAAGTTGAATATATTCCATAAAAAAAGCCCTATCTAATAATAAATAGGGCTTAATTACTAAAAAATAATAGTTAAGTATGCGACATCAGTAATTCAAGACGCAATAATCCATTGCTACAGTAATACTGATTTCCACAGCCTCGTCAGATGTCCAGTCATACTGACCAAAGTCTCCGTTAGTTAAGATTGCTCCTTTGATGATCCACTCTCCTACGATATCACCAACAGGTCCTAATATGTTAAGTGTTAAATCCTTCTTATAGAAGTCTGAATATCCAGCTCTTCCAGTTACAGATTCATATCCTTGTCTTGCCCATTCCATTACTGCTTGAGCTCCGGAAGGAGTTACTGGATCGTATAGAGTCATGGTCATATCGTCCCATTCTCTTTTTCCTCTAATTTTTCTATATGAATTGATGTGATCTAATTTGATTACGTTATCGGTAAAAGTAGGAGCTTTTACATTCTTTACCATAAAGGAAGGAATGTTATCGATAAGCATTACAAATCTGTTCTGTACCTTTGGTTCAAAGGCTTTAAACATTATTTCGTTTGGATCTAATACTGCCATGTTGTATTTACTTTATTATAAATATCGTTAATTAAAAATTATCCGTTAAATGTTGCACCTGTAGGTTCAACTGTAAAGTCAAGAACTATAAATTCTGCAGTCTTAGCTGGCTGAATAAAGATTTGACCTACTAATTGATTTCTATCTACAACATCTGCGGTGTTGTTTGTATCATCCATTACTACTCTAAATGTATAAAGACCCTGTCTTTGTACAACTGATTCTAAGTAAGGATTAACTACTGATAAGAATCTATTTCTAGTTGCTACTGTGTTTTGTTCAAACACTAAGTTTCTAGCTTGATCTCCTAAGAACTTTTTAAGTTCGATTAACAACCTTCTTACATTGACTCTATCTAAAGCAGAAGCTTTAGTTTGTAATGTCTTCTGACCAAATACTGCAATGCCTTGTCCAGGAAAAGTAGCAATTGGGTTAATCTTACCATCATATAATAAGTCTCTTTGACCTCTATTAAGTTTCTGTTCTGCTTGAATTACTCCAACTACTCCACCTCTTACTAATCCAGCAGGTGCAAACCAAGGTGCTGAACTATTATCTGTGAATGCATACACTCCTGGTATAACACATGATGCAGGTACGAAAGCATTTCTTCCTGTTGCCATTCTTACCTGTACCCAAGGCCAGTATGAAGCTGCATATGAACTATTTAATGATGTAGCTGTTGATGTAATATTTGCTACAGTTGAACCGTAATTATCTAAATCTACTACTGCGATACAATCTCCTCTAGACTCTGCTAAAGTAATTACACTGTTTAAAGCTCCTGCTTGATCTGAGTTTTCATATATTAATCCTGGTGTAGATACTATATTGAATAAGTACTCATCTTTATTACCTAGGATTGAAATAGCATCGTTATAGTTAGCAGCTTTTAATCCCTGTGAATTATTGTTAGAGATTGTTGTTCCGTAGTTAGCATTAGCAACTGCATTAGAACCAGCAGCACCGTGGAAAGAACCAGATTCTACTATTGGTAAAGAACCTGAATATGAAGCTCCATCCGTATCTGATCCTACTGTTACACCATCGTTAAGTAAGTATCCAGTTGTTTGAGAATTTACTGCTGAAACATAGATATAATTAGATTTATTTATATACTCACCAAAAGATTTGATGTAAGTCTTATCTCCATCGGTAGCTTTTGATTTATACTGAGTACCTATCTTAGTTTCGATATAATTATCTGATTCTGGATCTAATGAACAATTATTAAATGTTTCTAGTACAATTTTGTTATTGTGGCTATCATCTCCTCTTCTTACCAGTAATGTAAATGTACCTTTTTTGTTATCTACATTTTGAATTTCCCATCTAATATTATCTGCTGATCCTGAGGTAATTACTCCACCGCTGCCTGCGATTTCAGTACCTGGAGATGTAAGCCCGGTAGATGCATTAAAGATTTCTCCTTGACCTAATGTTTTAATAACAAAAGGTTGTACGGAACCGTCCGCTGAAGATGAAATGTGTGTTGATGTTGCAGATGTAAATGAACCTGTTACTACTCTGGTTACTAATACTGAATTTCCTCCTTGTTGGAAATAGTTTTTTACCCCTACTGAGGTTAAAAATTCTTGCTTAGTTGATCCTGAAGTAAAAGTCTCTCCAAACTTTCTAACGTATTCATTATATGAAGTAACGATAGTTGGTTCTTCAACTGGTCCTTTTACTGTTGGTCCGATGATTGCTGCACCAGCTTCTACTGGAGCAGGATTGATAAAGGAAAGATCATTTTCTCTTGCAAATACACCTGGTGAGATGATAGTTTCTGCCATGTTGGTCTATTTTATTTAAATTTTATTATAAATATCATTCGGGAATGTAAAACAGTACAGTCAAAAAAGTTTTACTTCTCTATAATAAATAGGAAAGGAGGATGTAAAACCCTCCTTTGCACTAAGTATGTAAAAGTTTTTTATTTTGCCTCTTCTACAACTGCTGGCTCTACTGTTGTTTCAGTAGCAGCTTCTTTGGCTTTAGGTGCCGGAATAAACTCACCAGCTTGTAAGTCAATAGATCCAACTCCGTAACTATCTTCTAAAGATTTTACTAAGTCTGTCTCTGATTGTCTTAATTCAGCTAAGAATTCTTCTGCTCTAGTTTTTCTGTCGTCTAGATTAATTTCTGCTAGAGAAATTTGTCCTAACTCTTGAACAAGTGCAGCGTTCTTTTGCTGAAGTTCTGATAACTGGCTAAGCTCTTCTTGAGTTAACTTTTGATTTGCCATAATTTAATTTAATTAATCGATTAATATAATTTTAATATAGTAATAAATATTTGAATAAACAACTTTTAGTCTAAATATTTTGTAACAACAGTAGGGTTAATTCTTTCAGCTAAGCTGCTTGAAATTCGATTTTTAATTGTAGTTACCGGATCACTATCTTCTGGTGATTCCATCGAAGATGTTACCCATCCGATAATCTCATCATGTGTAATACTATCAAATGAAGTAAACGATGATAGATCAGATGTAGAAAGTTGTTGAGTCCCTATTACTCCATCTCTATAAGTAGAACCGCTTACTTCGATAGATCCATTTAATGCCCAATGTACGTTAAATACAACATCGTTTTGTGTGTTTACGGGGTCTTGTGAATCAGAAGCAGTAGGGTATGTATCTAAAGTTCTGCAGTTCCATTCGTATGTGATCATAATAGTTTGCTTTTATATATAAATAGGTTAATTTCTAAGAAAGTGTATACTAGCCCAATTGTCGACTACATCGCCGTTGGGTAGTTTTCTAGATTTAAATGTTATTTTTTCTATCGGTATATCTTGATATATTTTACATTCTCTTACATTTCGTCTATGACGTAAATCATCTATAGTCATATAGTTTTCATATAAATCTATTCTTGTAGAACTAGCACGATTGGATACACCTAATGTGCTAACGTGTAACTTAATTTGATTTCTATGGTAATCTGATAAGTAACCTCTGTCTTGGTAGAAGTAACAATATTCGGGAGAATACCTTATAAGGTCACATGATTCTAAGAATACGTCTGCAGCAAATTTAATCGGCGATATTTGATCTAGTATTTTTTCTGCTCCTTTTCTGCTAATCTGGTATGCATGTGCACCGTACTCATTTGTATTTAGCCAAGTTTCATACAAACTATCTGTAATGGGTTTTCTATATTTAATAGTCGAATCGTACTTGTATGTCTCTCTACCCCAAAATACTACATCATAATCGCTACTTTTAGTGTCTTCAATAAATTTTGCAAAATTGCCGTTGCAATAATCTTGCCAGAAATGTTTACTTACTTTAGCATCGTCTTCTAATATTAAACAGTTATCATATTCTGAATCATAAAAGGTCTGTACTGCTCTCTTGTGCGATAAAGCTGTTGCAATAATATTTTTAGTAAGAAGGCCTGCAGGATCTGTAAAAACAGGAAATAGAGTTTTATTATCAATTAAATCAGGTATACTGGTTAGGGATTCACCTGTAACTGCTGGTATTATTTTTAGATTTAAATTTTTAATAAAGCTTAATTCTTTTTCTAGATTTTGTATTCGTACATAATCTTCCGTTCGGGTAATAACGTATATTATATCGACTCCTAAATTTTTCATCTATTGTATATAAATCTTGTTAATTTATCATTTAGGTACTCTATGTTAATTAATTTAGATGCATTTATACATCTATATAGATACTGTATAGTTTCATCATATCTAAATTTAGAATGATTATCTAATACATTACGTTTATTAACTCCATAATGAAAATAGTACTTCTTAGTCTCTTCTAGATCCCAAATTCCAATGTCGTTAAGATCCTGTGAGTATTCATAGGATTTACAGCAGAATATATTTTTACTAAGAGTCTTATGTTTAATATTTTCTTTAACTAACCAATCTTTTAACATATACTGTTCTGATATAGTTAAGTATCCTGAATGTATGTTTTTTCCGACTAACTGTGTAAATTCTGTATGGTTTTGAATTACTCTTTGACCGTATCTTTGTGCAAATGCAGGATCAGGTATATAAAGTAAACTTACATTAGCTGCTTGATTTTGATGAAACTCTATAGGATTAGTAAGTCTCTTATTATGCTCATCCCAAGGATTAATATACCATGACGACATATCTTCATCGTATGAATAGATTATACTATCGTCTAAATGTTCATCAATATTTTTAAAAATTAAAAAATCGTGATCAATTATAACAAATGGTTCAGTTGCTTGCGATACTATTTTAGATTTGCAACCAGACCATAACTGATCTCTGTTGATTCTTTCGTTATATTCTAAAGGTTTTACCTCATCCCAAAGATAAAAAATATCTAAAGGAAGGAATTTATTATAGGTCATAGTATCTAAGTATATAACCGTCTTATGTGATGGATGGTACTTTTTCCAAAGACATACAGATGCTATAAATAATGTAGTGTTGAATCTACTATAAAAGCTATCTAGCCCTTTAGTATTTTCATAAACCCAAATTGCTTTCATGATATAACCTTTTTTGTTTAATTTTAAGCATCTAATATATTTTCAGCAGGTATTTGTTCTGCTAGAATGCCTTTGTAATGAGAATAACATTGTTCAAGTAGACTTCCTGAACGATCTAGTTCAATAGGATGTTTTTGTTCTATTGATTGACTATATACTGTTTGAGCTCTCCATTTAATAGTTTCGGTAGTTGTAACTTCATTACCGTCTTCATCAAAATCAGTGACTTCTACACTTTTAGTTACCACTGATTGTGTATAGTGGTTTATGGTAATATCTTGCAAAGCTCCAGTAAGAGGAAGGGTAATTAAATCATCTAATTGTAACGAACCAGAATAACTACCAGACTCTAAACTCATGCTAAGAAATGGTACTATATAAGTTCCAAAAGGAGTATCATCTTCATAGTACTGAATTCTTGACATTTCAGCTTCTTGTGGGTTTCTGAATAATATAGGATTATATTCTATCTCACCCATCCAGGGTTTAAACTTGACAAACTCTATCCTTAAGTACGACTCAGATGTCGGACCTGCAACTGTATTAAGGGTACCTTTTAACTGTATTGCCATAATCTTTTATTATAAATATAAGAACTTTATTTTATATATCAAACCTATTTTTGTAGGCTCTGTAGTTTTGTTGTACTTCTTGTGCTGAGAGTGCTCTGTTATACATTTTAACTATAGGGATCTCTCCATTAAAATATCTGCTATACCCCCCGTTATATTCATATCTTCCAATATATCTAGTCTTAAGAGCACTATAGTTAGAAGACCAGATAAAAGATGCATGATCACCTCCTTCTGCTACTCCATTAACATAAAATTGCATACTAGTTCCCGATTCCTGTACAAAAGTGATATGGTACCAGGTATTAGATTGAAAAACCGTACTTCCATATTTCCACACTCCTTGACCGTGATCCCAAACTGCTAATTTGCTGCTTAAAAGAGCTAACCAATTTGCATTAAAATCATCGGCTTCTGCTGAGTTGAAATGTTGAAGTGTTGATGCTGAGTTGGTGTTAAATACATATTCTGCTGCCCATCCTTGATTATTAGATGCAATACCAATATCTGTATTAAAATACAAGTAATCATCTGTACCGTCGAATGTAAAAGAACTTTTTTTTCCATTAGAAGTATAATTAATACCATTATAGGTGTTGGCTTTAGTATTTTTATTAATTAAATCCGACCAACCCGATTCACCTTTTTCTATAAGTTCCTTTATAGATGGCTCCTTCCCATCTATTTTATCTACCCTAGGATATGCAAATTCTATTCCGGAATTTACATTTGTAGTATAATAATGGTATGATCTATGCATTGCGGATGTGGTACTTGAAGCCCATCTTGAATCTTGTCCTCCTANATTTCCATAACTTTTATCTGATATTTTTACTCCGTTTTCATACCAACCAGAGTCAGGGTGTCTTAATCCTGCTGTATAGGTATGAGGGAATACATGACTTACAACTAGATACCATTGGTTTTGTGTTAAAGATGCAATTGAAGGGTAGGTAAAATATGGATTTCCTTGAGATGCATTATTATCATTTCTAATTGGAGCGGGGTTCATTCCCATATAGAAAGTACCTCCTGTACCTGCAGTATATCTCCTAACCCACACAGAATATCTATAAGTAGAATTATTGTCTATAGGGTAATATGAACTATTCCAACCCCCATCAGCACCAGATGTTGCATCCGGTGTTGTTCTCCAGGTTACAGAATTTCTACCCCATGGATCATCAGTTACTAATACTCTGTTCTGTTCAGATGAACTACCATTACCACCGTACCCAGATTGTCCTCCAGTACCTGTAGCCCAATTTCCAGGATCAGGTAAAATATTATTTACCTGTGTTGCTTTTAAAGTTGATCGTCTACTAGCACCATCTAAGGCTAATACTAATCCATCTTGTTTTATGTGTGGTCCTGAATACATTATATATTAAATCTGTTTTTGTATGAGTTGTAGTTTTGTTGTACTTCTTGTGCTGAGAGTGCTCGGTTGTAGTACTTAGCTACTGGGATTTCTCCTTGAA